CACCCGTCAGGGCAACTTGTTTTCGGCCCCGGTGGGGATTTAGATTCAATCCTTGTTGTAAACACAGACACGAATACCACTGAGAAGTACGATAAAACGGCCAGCATGGCGTATGGACAGAAAGTTCTACAACTGGCTGGTAATGGAATCCTCTATGGCCTTCCTCGGTATTCGTCTAACACTTACCTGAACCAGGAAATTTGGAAAATTGAATTGGGGGCTGACATGCCGTTAGACCACCACTTCGCACAATCAATCTACTTTGACGCATAGAATATAATGGACAAGAACAAACTCACCATCTCACAAATTCGGCATCCGTCTGTTATCACTCTCAGCGACACTTGGTATCGCTGGAGAATGTGCTACGAGGGCGGGGACGACTACGTTACGCAGTACTTGAAGAAGTTCTCCAATCGGGAATTGACCGCTGACTACAATACCCGTAAGGATGTAACACCCATTCCTACGTTTGCGAAAGCCGCAGTGAATGACATCCGGAATTCTATCTTCCAGCGGATGACAGACATCATCCGTCGAGGTGGTTCTCCGTCGTACATGAAGGCAGTCGCCGGGGACGCCGGTGGGGTTGACCTCCACGGAACCACAATGAGTGCGTTCATGGGCATCGATATCCTTACAGAGCTTCTCGTCATGGGGCAGGCGGGCATCTTTGTGGATATGCCGCAAATCCAGGGACCGACGCTTGCGGACGTGCAAGGCTCGCGACCTTACCTGTATAGCTACCGGCGAGAAGACATTCTCTCGTGGGAAGAATCGCATCCGGGAGAGCTTGGACAATTCCGGTCTGTCCTACTGCGAGACTATGCACCAGCGTACCAAGAAATCCACGAAGGACTATCTATGCCTATCGGTGGATACGAGCGGTATCGACTGGTTTGGCGTGACGAGCGGGATGGAAAAATCTATTGCCAGTTCTATGACGCTGAAAACAACCCGACCGATCCCTATGGGCAGTTTGCTCCCGACTCGCCTGTCCACCTTGACCTCCCTGAGATTCCGTTCATCCTCTTAGACATCGGAGACTCGCTGTTGGCGGATGTCTACAAGCACCAGATTGCTTTGCTCAACTTGACATCCAGCGACATCTCGTACGCGCTGAAGGCGAACTTCCCGTTCTATGTTGAGCAACAGGATTTCAACCGGACACAAGCGAACCACCTGAAGCCGTCGCAAAGCCCCGGCAACACGGGTGCAGCGGGGGACCAGCGTGCGGCTGACAATGAGATCACAACCGGTGCCGCCCAGGGGCGTGCCTACGATCTCAAGGCTGAAGCTCCTCAATTCATTCACCCCAGTTCCGAACCACTGAAAGCGTCGATGCAGCTTCAAGAGAAGCTGGAAGACGAGATTCGCAAGCTCGTGAATCTGGCCGTAGCCAACAAAGTCGGTTCACGGTCCAGGAGTGCTGAAGCCATGAAGCTATCGGACCAAGGTCTGGAAGCTGGCTTGTCGTTCATCGGCCTTGTCCTCGAAGGCGGGGAACAGAAAATCGCCCGCAACTGGGCACACTATGAAGACAAGCGGCTCAGTGCTCAACAAGTGGCGACAGTCAAGTACCCCGACCGATATTCGTTGAAGACAGACAAGGACCGGATCGAGGAAGCGAAAGAACTGGTAGATTTGACTTACACTGTTCCCGGCCAAACTGTCAAACGCGAACTGCAAAAAATTGTGGTTACAAAATTGCTTAATGGCAAAATTGATGTTGACACAATGGACGCAATCTTCAAAGAGATTGACGCATCCGACTATACAACATCTGACCCTCAAGTCATCATTCAAGCGTCTCAAGCCGGTCTCTGCGGTGAGAAGGTTGCTTCTATGGCTCTCGGATTCGGTGAAGACGAGTACAAGCAAGCTCGAAAAGATCACGCGGCAAGAATCGCCCGCATCCAAGCGGCTCAGAGCGGCCCTGGTGACGCTGAGAACGCCGCTGCGCGTGGTGTGGATGATTTAGCGGCTGACCCCCAAGGAGGCAAGGAGGAGCGTTCTGAGGCGACTGACACGACAATGAAGGATAGTACCAAGCCGCCCGTCCGGGGAAAGGGGAAAGAAACCCCCGAAGAGGAGGAAAATTAAAAATATGGCTAAAAAATCAGAAAAAAAATCGAAAAAGTGGATTCAGGACGCCGATATTAAAGAAGGAGCCTTGAAGGAACAAGCCAAAAGAGCGGGTTACGATAATTGGCGGGCATTCTGTGCTCAGCCGAATTTGTCGCCACTCGCAAAGAAACGGTGTAACCTAGCCAAAACACTCTCAGGACTCAAGAAGAAAAAATAATGTGGATTTCTGAAACAAAACAACTTCTCTGTGAAAAAGTGTGGCTTGGCAACGGCTCCCAAAATACCGTGGTCGCAACCATCAATACTCCGGCTGGACTCGCTCTGACTGAGGGGATCAAGATTCGGGCTGACAAAGCCAATGTCGATCCTATCCTGGTGAGTTACACAGGCGTCAATGCCAATGGGTCGTACCACCTCCACCCCGCCGAAGAGATTTATCTCCCGGTCACGGACCCGTCGCTGATTACAGTGGCGGCTGAAGCAAACACAGTAGCATACTCTTTCGTGGCTTGGTAATGTACACATACTACGGGACAGTAAACGAAGCTAATACATACTTCACGAATCGGTTGTACTCAACCGCGTGGGAGTATGCCAGCGAGTCAGACCGCGAGAAAGCCCTGATCGGGGCTACTCAAATTGTTGACCGCTTAAATTTTGCCGGGCATAAAGCAGCCGTCTATGATATCACGTATGATAGCACAGGCAACTTGGTTTCACCGGCCCCAACGGATGCTGCTTTAAGAACTGCTTATACCTCCCAAGAGCTTGAATTCCCCCGGGGTACTGATACTGAAGTTCCCGACGATATCAAAATGGCTACTTGGGAAATCTCTTACGCTCTTCTGGATGGCGTCGATCCAGATATGGAAGCGGAAAATCTGGCTGTGACGGGCCAAACCATTGCATCTGTGCGGACTACCTACGACCGTAACAACGTCAACATTGAACACATTGCGAATGGCGTTCCCAGCGCGAAAGCCTGGCGCTTGCTTGTACCGTTCTTGCGTGACGCCGATGCTTGTAAAATCAGTAGGGTGTAACAAAGAGGAACAAATGAAGTACACGTTTGAGTTGAAGTGGTATCGGTTTTTTGACAATGAAGGCGGGGACAACGGCGACGGTGGAGGTGAAGGTGGCGACACTGGAGGCGACACTGGCGGCAGCGGAGGCGACACTGGTGGCAGCGGTGAGGGAGACGGTGGTACTACCTTCACGCAAGAAGACCTGAATCGCGTTCTTGCCGAAGACAGGCGGAAGCATCAAGCCCGCTACAAGACGCTGGAAGCCTCGTATGAGAAAATCCTGCAAGAGGGAAACCTCCACAAGACACAGCGAGAGAAAATGGTCGAGGAGTTGGAAGACTTGCAGAAAGCCTTCCGGACCAAGGAACAACAAGCCGAGTACGAACGGAAACAACAGGCGAAGAAGTACCAAGACGAACTGACACAAGCCACCGAGTCTGCATCGCGGTGGGAAAAGATGTATAAGTCGTCCGTGATCGAAAAGTCCATTCAAGATGCAGCGGCGTCCGCAGGCGCCTTCAACACCTCGCAAATCATCTCCTTGGTGAAGCCCATGACGAAGATGGTCGAAGACACGGACGCCGAAGGGCGACCGACTGGGACCATGTCGCCTAAAGTTGACTTCCCTGACGTGGATGAAAAGACGGGGGAACAAATTGTCACCCTACGCACGCCACAAGAAGCAGTCAAGCGAATGAAAGAGCTTACCGACATGTACGGCAATCTCTTCCGCTCGAATGTGGTCAGTGGCATCGGGACGGGTTCCGCAACCGGTGGCGTTAAGCCGGGTAAAAGTAACATCGATATGACTAAATTGACACCAGAGCAATATCGGAGGGTGAGGAAAGAAAATCCTGAAGCCCTCGGCCTCCGACCACAGAAGTAAGGAGCTACAATGCGAAACTTCCGTTTCCACGCGAACGACAACGACGCCCTCATCCCGGAGATTTGGGCACAAGAAGGTCTCATGCAACTCGAAGAGAACATGGTTATGGCCCGCTTGGTCTACCGTGACTTCTCGATGGACGTTGCACGCCACGGCGACGTGGTCAACACTCGACGCCCGAGTGCGTTCAAATTCTATCGCAAGTCGCAGTCTGACACTGTGACCGCGCAAGACGCAGAACTGACCAACGTCCAAGTGCCGTTGGATCAGCACATCTACGTCAACTTCATCATCAAGGACGAGGAAGCCACCAAGGCGTTCCAAGACCTCGTTGACATTCACATCACGCCCGCCGCACGCGCGCTGGCAAGTGGTGTTGATCGCGCCCTGATCGGTCAAGCGGCTGGTTTCATGGATTACGACGCTGGAAAGCTCGAAACCATGAATTCCGCTCTCGCCAAGGACTACATGCTTTCCGCTCGCGAGAAGCTGAACGAGAACGAGTGCCCCTTGAACCAGCGGAACCTCGTCCTCTGCCCGAGTGCTGAGACGCACATGCTGGGCACCGAACTGTTCACAGCCGCCAACCAACGTGGTGACGGTGGAACAGCCCTTGAGAACGCCCGCCTCGGTCGCCTCCTCGGTTTTGACACCTACATGGATCAAAACACTGGCGACGTTTCGCTCGGTAGCGCTGACTACGTCGCTGGCGAAATGTACGAAGCCGTTGCGGCTGGCGGTTCCGGCAACATCACCTGTAACGTCCTTGCCTACGAGGCAAGTGCTGGTGAGTTTGTGTGGGTCGCTGGCGAAGGTCGTCCGATGGTCATTACTGGCGCAACTGCGTCCACGAACACTACGGCGATGGTCTTCCCCGCGTTCACCTACGGCAGCACGATCAACGCGGTTGTTCGCGTCTTCAAGAAGTGTGCGGCCCAAGGCGCCTACTCGGCTGGTTACGAGAAGGCCATCATCGTCGATGGTTACACAGCCAGCAAGCCGCCGCAAGAAGGTCAGGTCATTGCGTTCGGTACCGGCACCGGTCGGCACACGTACACCGTGATCCAGGCCAACGAGAACTCGTCCAACTCCAGTGCGACCGACATTTGGCTCGACCGTCCGCTGGATTCTGGTGTTGCGGACAACGCGGATGTCTTCCCCGGCCCGAGCGGTGGGTACAACCTCGCGTTCCACCCGCACGCCATGGCCCTCGTCAGCCGACCGCTGGCACTCCCGAGCAACGCTCTGGGTGTCCAATCCGGTGTGGCTGCGTACAACGATGTCGCAATGCGTGCGACCATGCAATACGACATCGAGTACCAAGGTACACGAGTTACTCTTGACCTCCTCTGTGGTGTCAAGGTGCTCGACGAACGGCTCGGCTGCGTCCTGTACAGCTAGACAACCCTACCTGAGTGAATCAAGGCCCGTCCGGCTATACGGGCGGGCCTTTTATTTTTGGGAGAAGTCAAAATGTCGTGGGACGCAACCGCGTGGCTTCAAGTCTTTCAGGGAGTTGGGCCAATCCTTGGTGTACTACTCTTCTTCATTTGGAGAGACTGGCGCCGAGAAGATTTACTGTCAAACAAGATTGAGAAGCTGGAAAACTATCAACGTGACACCCTAGTTGCTCTTGTGGAAGAAACCAA